ACAAGATAATCCATCTCGAGCGGGGGCGGCACCTGATAGGCGTGGGCACCGGCCACCCAGGTGGCGTGAGCGATCAGGGCGACGCGTTCATCCTCCGGCCGGGCATCGAACTCGGCCGCCAGTTCTTCGTCTAAGTGTTCAGTTATCACCGAGGCGCCACGTCTTTAGTATTACTTGGCGGTGCTCGAGGCCGGTATAACCCCGGCAATTACCGCACCCATATAATGCTTTAGCTAACATCAGGTATTACTTTAGCCGCCCGAACGTTTGGTCATCTCGAGGTTTCGGATCACCTCGAACAGCCTGCCACTGCTGGTTTCCTCGGTCTTGATGGGTGCCCCACCCTCGACGCCCTCGACCCCCAGGCGGTCGCCGTACTTCTTCGGCTTGAGCTTCATGGCCGTCCATTTGCGGGCATCGATGCGGTTCTTCTGCCACTGAAGGAACGCGCCGTCGAGCTTGTGCTCAATGACTGCGCCAGTTCTTTTGTCAGTGACCACTATGATTTCGGGCTGCTCATCAGCGATGGCAATGATCTCATCGGCCAGGGTATCGGCCTGCTCTTCCCGTGCGCGGGCGTATTGCTCCGTGAACGTCGGCTGTCGTATCAACCACTCGTACACCGTCGACTGCGCAGGCAGTAACCCAGTCGTATCCTCACGCAGTATCTGCCTCAAGCTCTTGCCCTCACTGATCATCATGCAGATGACATTGGCAGTGTGCTGATTGAATGTCGTTGGTGCCCCTTGTTTTGCGGGCTTTGCGGGGTTTTTTGCGGGCGAGGCTACCTTACCCTTGGCGCTGGGCTTTGCGGTGCTTGTGGCTCGTTTGGCACGGCCTGTGTTGGTTTCTGGCATGACCCGTATTCCCCATGGTTGAGTTGGCTGGAGTTTACGCTGTTTTGGCGCGGGGAGCCTTTCACCCCGCTGGCCCGTCAGGCTTGACCCTGCCCGGCAAACGCACTGCATTCGCTATGCGTTCGCATTCCGTTCGCTATTCGCCGATAAAAATCAAGACCAGGACAAATACCAGGAAAGACCCGGCGGCCAAGATGCGTTCGGCAAGTGATTCTTCATTCATGATTTTACTCCTTTTAGACAATGTATGTGTGATCTTCGGTGTGCACTTCGAGCGCGTCGTAGCTGATTTTTTCCAGCATCTTTTCGACCGCGTCGTCCACGGTTGGAGCGTACACCACGTAGTCGTGGGCATGACCGGTCTTGCTGACAACGGTGAGTGTGAATTCTTGCATCATGTTCCTTTATAGCCCCAAGCGGGCACGGTTTCCAGGTGACGGGCGGCAGCATAGCTCAGCTTGACGCTGCTGTCGTTCAGGTGTGCGGCCAACTCTTTCCGCTCGGAGCGCAAGCCCTCGAGCAGGGCCAAGTTGTGGGGAGAGGCGCGGTACCTCTCCATCATGGCGATGCAGTGGTCAATGTGGGCGAGTGCTTGGTCGATGGTCATGATAGTGCTCCAGGTTGATTAGGCTTCTTGGCTGTCAGCAAAGGCACGCTCGGCTTCGATTCCCTGATCGATGTACGCATCCGAGCAATAAGCAGGCGCGTCGTCAATCCAGTAAGACCCATCAATAACTTTGCCAGATGCCAAGGCGGCGTTGACGCGGGCGGCCAAGCGATCAGCCTTGGCACGGGCCTCTTCGCGCAAATCGGAAAAGCAAAATTCGCCGGTATCTTCGCAAACCAAACGCTCGGTGCCGTTAAACCCAACAACGTGGCGCAGGCGGGTGCCGTAATCGTTTGTAAGAAAAACGTAAAACCGCTCGGCAATGAAGGGGTGACCGTCGCATGAAACGCCTGCTTGATAAAGATCAGATGCTGCGTATGCGGTAAATGTGTGGGCTGATTTCATTTCGCTGTCTTTCAATGTTGGTTGATGTTTCGTCCGGAGACATAGTCACAACGGCCCGCAAACCGAATCGGTTGACAAGCCATTGAAAATATCTTCTAGGTGCAAACCCTAACCCCTTGAAGTCTTGTCGTGCACCTCGGCGGCACCGGCCAACCGCCCCGCGTAGTACATGTCAATCAGCAAGATCATCATATTGACATCCTTTCGCAACTCAAGCTCATCAATGCCCTTGCCCACCGTGGCTGTGGGCTTGTCTAGCACCTTGCGCAGGGCGGCCTGGAACTCGGTGTTGTAGTCGCTCATTCCGCACCCCCCGCTGGTTGAATCAAGCCTTGGTTGATCAAGTCGGCAGCGATGCGGCCAAAAAAGCCCTGGAGCCTCCAGGCCAAGCCGGTGTCAACCAAGTGCTGCCATGCGGCCAGGGTTTCGTCTTGGTCTTCGGCCAGGATATAGCCCTCTGCGATGCCCACTGCTTTGAAATTGTTCATGATTTTGTCTTTCGCTGTTTGTCAAATAAAGTCGAGAAATTTTTTGGGGTCGAGTTTTCCGTCAACTTGTGACACGACTTGAGGGTGGTGTCACAAAGCCGCCTTGGGGCGGTTGATCACGGTCTGCTTGACGCCCTCACGCACGCCATGGGCGGCCACGGTGGCCGTCACGGTGACCACGTCGTCTTGCTTGCTGAACTCGCCATCAGCGCCGCGCACGAAGGCGGCAGCGTTGCCCTTGTAGATGACCACGTTACGGTCGGCATCCTCACAAATGAAAATGCTGGTGGTGCCAAAGCGGCCATCGATGTAGACGATCCGCTTGATGGTCACGGTCAGGGTGAGCTTGTCGCCCACGGTGCCCAGGTGCAGGCGCGTGGCGTTCAAGGCTGCGTCTTTGCTGGCCCACTCAGCCTTGCGCTCTTGAGCACGGGCCAAGCACTTGCGCACGGCCTCGACTTGGCCCAGGGTGAGCTTGCCGTACTTGTCGAAGGCGGCAGCCAGGGAGCCAATGAAGCCCTCGTTGTAACCCGACACGCGGCCGTTGTCATAGATGCGGCCAGGGGCCACGAACTCGAGCACCTCGGCGTGGTCGGGGTACGTGGCATAAAACGTTTTGTTGGCGTTTGCCAAGATGTACGACTTGCGTGCCGCTTCGTAGCGGGCGGGGAACTCGATAACCGGGGAGAAGTTGCTTGCCATGATCGCTGTCCTTTCAATGTTTGGGGGGTTACAAGATGATAACGCACCCCAAACCGATTCGGTTGACAAATTATTGACCGGCTTCCAAAATTTTATTTGCCGTGCTGAAAATGCGTTGCGCTGACTTGTCGGTGATCACGGCACCCTCGAGCCAATTTTGGATGTACCCACGGGACTCATCCAGCCCCGGCAGGCCCAGCAAAGCGCACAGGATATACGCCACCCCCTCGGCCTCAACTTCGCGCACGTCACGGGGCGTGAACTCGCTGTCGGTCATCAGCCCCTCTTTGGTGTGGCCGAGCACAACGTGGGCGATCTCATGGAAGCGGGTCTTGTGGGGGTACTCGGCCACCGGGTTGACCGCGATGGTGTTGAGTTGGGCATAGCCCTGGACGTTGCCATTGGACAGGGCAAACAGTTCTTCGTTGATGCTCAGGGCGGCCATGGCCTTGGCCTTGTCCCAGGTGGGCACCACCACTTCGTTGGCAAAATCTTCGCCCTCGGTCTGGCTCAGCACAAACCATTGGTTGCGCATCACGAACATGCTGAACGCTTCGCCGGTCTTTTCGCCCGCGCCGTCTTTTTTGTTGATGGTGACGGGCATCACCAGGGCGATGGCCTTTTGGCCTCTGGACACCGAGCGGCCCAATTTTTTCCATCCGTTAAAGCTGGCGATGGGGCCAAGGGGGATGTCACGGGCCATGCACTGTGACCAAGCCAGCATCTGGTTGCCAATGCTGTAGCCGGGGAAGGTGCTGTAGCACTTGCTGATGATGCCGGGCTGGGACACTGCGTCGTTGAGCAGTTGGGAGAAATTTGCTTTTTCCATGATTCACTTCCTTTTCGCTGTTGGTTGATGATTGTCCGAAGACAACAGTATAACGTCACCTAAACCGATTCGGTTGACACGTCAGCCAAATATTTTTTTGACCACTGCCCGCTCGATGTCCCGCCCCTGGGCCAACATCTCCGCCCGCATTGACCCGCCCATCAAGTCGCTGATTTCGTCGTCGTTTTCATCCCAGCCCATAGCGGTCAACAGTTCCTGGTCGGTCAGGGGCTGGCGGCCACGGGTCACCCCCGTGCACACATTCAATTGATCAGCTTGGTATTTTGAGTCCATCAATGCACCTTTGAATTTTGGCCGTTGACTTTTTCGATGTAGGCCACGAAGTCGCCTATCGTACCCAGGTTGTTGGCATGCCAGCGCCGGATTTCGTTGAACAGGTAATCGCAGCCATGCTCGAAGCCTGCGATGTACTCCACGTCCATGGCCGACACCTTGACCCGGTCTTCGGATTCGACGTTCATGCCGCCACCCCCAAAATGGCTTGCAAACCGGCCAGCATTTGCTCGGCCTCTTTGCGTGTTAACACTACGTGCGCGGAGCCATGGCGGGCCTGTAGGCTCAGCCAAACGCCGTCGTCAAATGAGTCCACTGACAGGCGCACGCCCTCTTCGGTGCGAATGATAGTTTCAATTTCGGTGCTTTGCATGGTGTTTTCCTTATTGGGCGGTTTGTATTCTGCGGGCATCTTCGATGACCAAGGCGTCAACCTCATCATCACTGAAACGGTCGAGCGACTCCACATATTGGGCCAGTTGGCCGTCTGTCAGGCCGCTGGCCCAAGCTTGCAAAGATTTTTGATATTCTGTTTTCATATTGCTTCTTTGATGGGGCCGAAGCCCCGTGGGTTTAGTTGGACAGAGGGGTGGTGGTGGCCGACAAGTTGTTGTAAGTCACTTTGGTGTGCTTGGCAATCAATTCGGCAGGGGCGTTGAGCGCCTTGGCAACTGAGGCCCAAGAGGTGGACTTACGCTCTTCGGTCAGCGTGATCGTGGTGGCGTACATCGTGCCAGCGTAAGTGCCTGCGCCGAGCAGTTTGATCTGGTTTTTGAGTGACTCGGCTTGCTCGGTCAGTTGCTCGATCTGGTCTTGGATCAGGCCCAGGTCATCGACAATCTTGAGGGTGGTGGTTGCAGTCATTTGGAAATCCTTCGCTGTTGGTTGGTAGTGTTGTGTCCGAAGACACATACATAATGTACCAGCAACCGATTCGGTTTACACGCCGACCAAAATATTTTTGATCTTTAAACCCTAGGGGAAAAAAGTATTACGTGGGTCTTTGAGCAGTTCCAGAGTTTCGTCGATCAACTCTTGCTCGGTGTAGCCGTAGTGTTTCACAAAACCCTTGCTGCCAAGCCCGTGCAGGCCCGTAGCGCCCCTGTGATGCTCCGGACATAGTGGGATGACGTCCGCGTGGCTCGAGCGCCTTCCTGCCCCGGTTCCGGCCCTGCGGTGATGTATCTCGGCGGGGGTGCCTGGATACCCCATGCGTCGGCACACTGCGCAGCCCAGTTCGGCCACCGCGCCCATGTGCCTTCGCTCCTCACGGCTTGGGGTTTTTGTCACGGAATGACCGCTCCAGGCTTTGGGCCAACACCTTGCGCAGCCAAGCGGCCCCACCCAGTCGATTAAATTCGTCCCGCATGATTTTGGTCACGCGCACGGCTACCAGCAAATTGACGCCGGTGATCTCTGATTTTGGCCTTGGCATTAAATGGTCGCCTTTCCTTCTGCACGCAGGTTTGCCTGCTGGGTTCGCCAAATCTCAATCCTGGCCTTGGCGGCCTCGATCTCCCACTTATGGGTTTCCTCAATTTCTACGGCCTCGCGCAAGCCCTTGAGCACCTCGATGTACTCGGGGTGGCACAACGCATCGCGCTCCTGGCCGGAGATGGCCGTCTCAGGGCTTTGCGACATCAACAAGGCTTTTTTGGATTTGACCCAAAGCTCCAGGTACACCCTGTCGCTCTTCGCCTTCGCGAAGGCTATCCGTGCGTGATACATCCGGTCGACTGCGTCGTGCGGGTCGAGGTTGTCGCGGTTTTTTTTCGCTGCCATGGTATTGCTCTCTTTCGCTAATCATTTCACTTGCAAGTTTGTACGCGTCACGCGCCGCTTCGTCCAAGTCAGAGTTCGGCCTTGCGGCCAACCCCACCAACGCAAGCGCCGCCACTATGTCGATCCACTCTGGCTCTTTTATCATGTCATCCCCTCAATGCGCACCTTGACCATGCCGCCAATGCCGTCGGCCCAATAGATGCGCAGGTCTTCAATTAGAGCGTCGTCGTCCATCACACCGGCATGCACCATCGAGTCGAGCACCGCTTTGAGCAGGTTGTCCAGGTCGCGGCGTCGCCGGTCTGGCCGGTACGCCTCGATGTTGACGCGCACTGCGTGGGTAATGTGTTTGGCTGCGCCTTGTATCAACACCTGATCGGCCACCGCTTTGCGGTACTCGCGGCCCTTTGCGCTAAGCAGTACGCGTCCCTGGTACTGCCGCCAATACGTGTTAACCGTGGGCGGCCACGGCAGGGTCAGAATCATTTTTGCTTTTCCTTAATTAATTTTTTGACTTGATCCACGGTGAGTCCGAGCGCATCCAAATCTGCTGGTCGGAAAATAAAATATTTTGGTATTGAAGTGACCCGGTCGCCAGTCTCATCCATGTGTTTGCGGATTTTTATGAGCATGGCCTCCAGGCTGTCCTGAGTCAGTTCAGTCATGCGGTTTTCCCCAAAACAATTTTTTCAAGTTTTTTTACAGCTTCACAAAGGTCATCGTGCAGATAGTCGGGAAGCATATTTTTTGTGGCAAATGCCCACGACTCCAATGCCGACAACAATTTGATAATGGCGAGTGCTTCTTCTTTGCTCATGTGTTCTCCTTGAATTGATAATCTTTAAAGACGGTTCCCCTGCTTGCATCGCCTTTCCAGCATTCGTTTACCCATCCCCGCTTGCCTGACTTGTAAGTACGCCAATGTCCACGAACCTGATGACGGCGTGGTGTTGCGTGGGTTCCGCCTTGATAATCATTTTTGGGTTTAGGCGGTTCAATTTCCACTGTATGCCAGTCAAAAGTTAAAGCGGGTTTGCCTTTTGATTGACGCTTTTGATTGATAAATGTGCGCTTTGGTGTGGGGCGATAACCCTGCGATTGATGAGCAAGTTTTATCAACACTGCAAGCACCATTCGGTGGACAGGTTTAATATCTTCAAGGGTTATTTCTTTGTCCTTCTGATAAATTCTGAAGCCTTCTCCGGTAGAAACATAAGCATATGGAGAAAAGTATTTGCCGCCATGCCACATGGAGCAACCGCCCACAGTTATTGAATCATCGCCCCTTAAAAGCCAAAGAGCAAAGTCTTTTCCTTGCGTATCCAAGCCAACAATTCCCGTTCTTTTTGAAGGTAAATTCATCAAAAAATCTGCGGGAACTTTTGTGTCAAGTGCAGGCTCCATTTGCCCAACATCAAACCACAAAGCAGTTTCTGGTTCAGGCGCAAACTTGACGGCCTTGCAAACCAATGGAGTCATTGCGGATTCTCCTCGTCATCAAAAGCCATTTCAGGTGGATGTGAAATGTCATCATGGACAATAACGCCAAACTCATTTGCCAGCAAAAATCTGCCGCACACTATGCAGTAATAACCTTCTGTCATGTGTTCTTTTCCTCGGCGTAGCCGTTCTTTTGCTTGAGTTTGGCTTCGATGGCTCTGGCAAAGTCTGCAAACGATGCGCCATCAGTGTCATCCCATGCGACATAAGCATCACCAATATCCTCATCCGTCAGCCCTACCCATGTGCGCTGTGGTGGGTCAATGAAGTCCTGCAAAAGGTGTACGCCGCCGTCTGGCCGCACGACGGCCCCAACCACACCAATGCGCCCATCCTTCTCCCAATGCGCTTTGAATGAATATTTGGGCGGCTCTTGCTCAATCTCTTGCCCCAACCTTTGCACTTCATGCATGGGGTCTGCCGATCGTTCTTTGAGTGCGTCAATGGCTTTTTCATAAATTGATCCACGCTCAATCATTAGCGTTTCCAACGCATCAAGCGCCATTGCCATTGCTTCTTTGTCAGTCATTTTCCGCAACTCCTACACTTGGTCAATAAAGTAAAAACAGGGCGTTTGCAGTACACGCAATAGCTTGTCATACTTGTCCCCTTGCTAAATGTTTGACTCGTATTTTGTTGCCTTTTTTTTCAAACCGTTGCATATCAACGCAATCTTCAAAGTCATTAATTTCTTGTTGCGTCCAAATTCCAGCCCTGTGGTAAATCATGCTTCCCTCGCTTTCAGCATTGCGTCTGCCATCGTGTATGCGGCGTGGGCCGTTTCTTCATAGTTCATGTTATGCCGCCAGTCAGGGTCTGACAGCAGTCCTTTCATGGCGTCTGATGCAAAGTAATCGCGCAAATCCATGCCGTCAGAATCCCGCCAAAAAGCGTTTGGAAATGCTTTTGGTTTTAATGTTTTTTTGTTTGGTTCCATGATTTGTTTTTTTCTCCATCCGGTCATTGAATAACTGGGCCGCTACGACGATTTGCAACGGCAATTGCTGCGTTCCTGAGCGCAACCGCCACCACTCCTTCGTCCACTTCTTCAGACAACGCCTGCACCACCTCTGCGCAGGCTTGGCGCTCAATGGCAATTGCTTGCTTGGTGGTATGAATCGCAATTGCCATGATCTCGGCCTTCGCCTTGGTTAGCGCCTCATCAAATTCTTTTTGGGTGAACAGCGTCACCTTGACCCCTTCGCCTGAAAAAATAAACTTTCGCTGAAAATCACTTAACTCTGCCATTTTTTTTCTCCTTGTCGCGCTCACTGCGCATGTTGTTAACCAGTTCTTCCAAAGCTTCCAAACCCCGAATTCGGGCGATGTCTACCTTGACTTGCGCCCACCAGGATTGCCCGTTCACGGAGCCGACCTCGCCAATCTTCTTGCGGTACCGGCTGAGCCACTCCCTTGCTTCGCAAATCCTCATCTGGCTCAATATCTCCGGTGAGCAATAGCGCGAGGTCAATTGCACCCTGTCCGCATTCGAAACCGCTATCGTCACGAATGGCATCGAGGATTTTTTTTGCTTCTTCATAATTCAAGATCGACCTCCGTGTGTGGCTTAACGGGGCTGCGGCGCAACAAATTTGGCGTAGTGATCTTTTGGGTCACCAGCCCCCAATCACGCGAGTCTGACCATGCGTGCTTGCTGCAAAGCTTGGCCCCCATGTCAACCGACCAGTTGTTTGGACAGCCGTGGGCTTGGCACCTGAGCCGCTCTGTCCCGTCGAATTTATCTTCCAATGCCGCTTTGACAAAACTCATTTTTCACCTCACTTGTTGTACTTACCGTCGATGATCTTCTGAAAGTTGGTCGCGTTGACGATCCATTCCAGGTCTGGCTTCCAAGACCGGCCATTGCTCTCAAAACCAACAGCAAGGCGGGTATCGTTGGCGATGTACCCCAGGAACCCATCCCACCACGCAAGCCCGTCCTGGCGCGTTTTGTAGCCCTCGGGGCTGTACAGGGAGGGCTTGGCGGCCTGCGCCCATCGCGCCTTCAGGTTTGCCCGGCGGGTGCCTTCCCAGCTTCGCGGCTGGGTCAGGTGTGGCAAGTGTTTTTTCCAAAGGTTCAAAATTTCCTGCTGCGGGCAGTCCGGGAACCTCCCGGACAGAGAAGCTTTAGCTTCTGTATTTAAATTGGGTAATGGGTCATGGGTATGGGTCATGGGAGCAATGCCTTCGCTCACCGTTGGCAATGCGTTCGCATTCCACCTTGCATTGGCAGATGCCCTGGCTTTCTCTTTTTTGGCACCAACTGCCTCGATCTCTTGCTGGACACGCTTTGACACCCAGCCCTCGGCCGTGCGCTCAAAGAACTCCGACAGCACGGTCGCAATGCACCCGGCGTGCGGGCGCATTCTGATTTGCCTTGCGGCTTGCTCGGGGTCGAGCGGGATGGGTGTTTCGTGAAGGTATGCCCAGTCGAGCAAGCGACGGTAGGCGAGGTCTTCCAGGTCATCGAGGTGACCTGTGTGGGACTGGTAGTCCTTGATGTTGAATTGGTAAAAATGCACTTTTTTCTCCGCTGTCTCCCGCTGGCAAAAAAGAAACGACGGCAGGCAGGGAGCGTGCTTTTCGCCGGGGGGAGCTACCCCCCGACTAGCCGTGTTTCACGTAGAGTTTAACGCAAAAAAATGATTTACGTTGACCGCTTTGGCCGACCCCCGCGTTTTCCGATCTCGCGGTTAATCCTGACCTGCTGCTGGTGCTTGCCAATGGCGTAGTCAATCGCTTCGTCGCGCCAGCCTTCCTTGGTCATCTTGAAAAACTTGCCAATCACGAACAGGGTGGCCTCTTGTGACACGCCGGTCAACTCCATCAATTCGGCTGTCTTTGCTGGCAGCGGCTCTTCGGTGATGTAGTACGCGTCAATCAGCCGCCGGTAGGCAAGCTCTTCGTCGTTGCTCAGCCCCTGTGTGGCGTCCAAAAAATAGTCCACGTCAAATTTGTACCATTTCATTTCCGCACCCCTTTGAACATTTTGGGCATCAGGTCGGCGCGGGTTACTTTGCCGCCCGTTGCGGCCTCAATACGCAGGCACAAATCAGGGCTTGGCAGGCGGTGGGCGTTGGCAACAAGCGATAGCCACGTATGGGTGATGTTGACGTCTCTTGCAAGCTGAGCGGCCGTCCCCCTGGGCATTTTTTCGAAATATTTCTTGAGCTTCATTGTTTTCCTTGTTAAACTCGCAGTTAATCGTTGTCAACGGGATTGTGTTACTCCACGTTAACACATAGAATTCCAGTAAGTTTAACGCATAGGCAAACAATATGGATGACAGGAAGTTCACTCACTCAAGGCTGTACGCGGCCTTGGTCTTGGCCCTTGTGGTCATCCTTCAGGTAACACAGTGGGACTGAAATGGACAGCGAATACGAACAAGCAATGCTTGAAAGAATGCAAATGCTAGATGACGCTCTGCAAAGGGCCGAGGCTGGCGTTGCTACCAGCGACGAATGGGCAATCATCCGCATGGAGTGCGGCCTGCCTTCTCGTCAAACATCAACCGAAGAAGCATAGGAAAAATCATGGCATTAACAGCGAGAGCATCAGCCGAAGGCAATTTCAAACCGGTACCGGTTGGGCAGCACTTGGCGCGTTGCTACAAAATCATTGACCTGGGCACCCAGTACAGCGAAAAGTTCAGCAACTATCAGCGCAAGGCGCTGTTTCAGTTCGAGGCGCACGTTGAGAACGACGACGGCAGCCCCTTGCTGACTGAGAAGGGTGAGCCGTACTCTATCAGCAAGAACTACACGGTTTCGCTGAACGAAAAATCAAACCTGTACAAGGACTTGATTGCATGGCGCGGCCGGGCGTTCACGGTGGAAGAGCTTGCCGGGCTGCAACTCAAAAACATTTTGGGCGCTTGGGCAATGATCACGGTCATTGAAACGTCCAAGTCGGACGGCGCGGGCGCTCCGAGGAAGTTCCACAACATTGGCAGCATTTCCCAGGTGCCCAAGCAAATGCGCCAGAACCTCCCCAATGGGCACAACCCCCTGGTGTTCTTCGACACCGAAGAGCCGGATATGGCAGTCTTTGACACGTTGGGCGAAAAGATTCAGGCCCAGATAAAAGCCTCGCCTGAGTTTAAGGCGCAGGGCGGACGGACTGAGCCGACCAAAGTACCGGCCAAGTCTGGTTTTGAAGACATGGACGACGACATCCCCTTCTGACCATGAAGCACCCGTTCGACAAACTCACGTTGGACATGTTTGGGTCATTCTTTGGCACGTCATCACACAAGATGGTGCGCCGGAAAGACCCGGACACAAGCCGCATGGCCGCCAAGAAGGTGGACTCTGCGTCACTTGAGCGAATGGTTTATGAGGCCATCCGCTTACACCCGAACGGGTGCGTCTCAGACGACGTAGTTGCGGCTCTGCCGGGCTATGGCGTGCAAACCGTCACCCCCAGGTACGCGCAACTGTTACGCAAAGGGTTTATCGAGGACACGGGTGAGCGACGCTTAGGCAAGCTTGGCCGTTGGCAACGTGTAATGAGAGTAGTTATAACCATAGATGGAGAGAAAAAATGGAAGCAGTAAAAACAATTGCGCTTGAAAGAGCGATCAAGACTCTTGAGGCGGTTGGATGCGCATTCTGCGTAATTGACCCGGACGGCAAAAAGTATGGGCACCTTGAAGTTGTTCAAACAAAGACAAGGACTCGCTCACAAAACAAGCTCCCGCGTGGCACGGTCATTGGGTACTTGAAGCCCTTGATTGGCAACTTGCGGCCGGGCGAAGTTGGCGCTGTCAATTGCTCAAAATTTGGCAAAACGCCCACGGG